CTCAACCCAATGTGGGGGTAGACCGTACTTACCTGTGGCAACACGCAACGCCTTGAACTTGTGTGCGCCAAGCTTCTTCTCCTTACCTTGGAAACTCAGCGAGAGCTTATCAAACAACTGCTCAAACTTTATCCGAAGTTGCTCGGCATCATCTTTACCACCGCCTTTAAGTTCTTCGCCATTCTCACCAATACTCAACGTTGTATCGAGATCATCAGAACCTAGCTTCTCATCGAAGCGTTTGGCAAGTCCTGTCCAGTAATCAACGGCTTCTTTCAATAGCTTCTGATATTCGGGACTCGCAGTCACGCGCTTCATCATCACGGTACGAACTTCTTGTGTGATGATCTCTGGCGTGTATTCCTGCGTGTACTTGCCGGGAGAAAGCATTGGCTTACCGTCCCGATATGATTCCACCATCATTCCAATATCATTCTGATACTGGCGTGTGTCGCGCATGATATTCTGAATCGCACGATCATAGTAACGCATTCGTGGATTCGCTATGTATCGCTTGAATAACTCTTCATCATACTTCTCACGCAACCCAAGTTTCTTGTGCCAACGCTGTAACTGGAAGTCGCCAAGGTCATCAAGTTCAGCGGGTGACATCTTAACTTCGCTGTGGATTAGCATTAGCTTCTCCAGATATTGACCGTTCAACAGCGTCTCATCCTTGAGCGTTGCGTTGAAAGCATCTGCAACATCATTTGCCAACTTCTTTGCTGCTGGTGTCAGGCCAATCTCCCTAATCCTGTCAATAACTGGGCGCATTCCGCGTAACGCCATCTGAAATGGTTTCCAAGTCTTCGGCTCTCTAATCTTGAAATCTGGTAGAGTCGCATATCTCTTGGCACGTTCTGCATCCAAAGTTTTCTTACGGGAAATATGGCCTTCAAGGTCTATTGAGTCAGCATCCAGCTTCTCATTCTTGAGCATATTCTTGACCATACCTATGACGGGAGACTCACCTTTCCCAGTCACCTCTTCTCCCATATGATAGTCAACGCGCCTTGGTGGTATTGGCGGTGTAACAACTCGCTCAAAAACATTCCGCAAACCTTTAATGCCAATAGCCTCCTCAGATAAACTGGTTATGGCATCCAACGCTGATGTCGTTGTGAACTTGGACTGCTCAAACGGGACAACATCTTTTGACCATAAATCCCTCAAGACATATGGATTGGGATGATCAACAGGACTAACGTGGGGAGCTGCATCAACACGCGGCCAAAGCCTGTTGAAACCATCAAGTGACTTGAACGCTTCCTTACTCGTTAAGCCATCCATAACGTGCCTTGGTGATTGGCTCAACCTGTTAAATTTTTTGCGAGCGTGTGAACCACTTATGCCAAACGTGTTTATCATGGCATCAAAGTCTGCGAGGAATGTATCAGCGTCATCCCACATACTAGACTTGTTCAGCATTGTCTGGGCAAAAGCTTTGCGTACATCATCGGGCAAGTTTTTCATTGCGAAATGCAATGAGTTGCCTTGGTTCGACATCTTGTCGTGATAGCTGGCGTAGTTATCGCGCATCGACTTTGACTGACCACGATAACCAAACTGAATCCCGTCCACGCCAAGGTCTTCGTTGTAACGTGCAACTACCGAGGCGAACTCTTCGGGCATATCATGCTGAGATGCGAACCTCAGAAATCTTGTAACAAGTTCAGGCTCGTAGCCTTGGAACCAACCATCACCAAACGTCAACCGTTGCCAGACACCTGTGAGGTCTTTCAAGACATCTTGATTATCTCTCAAGTGCCGCTTGACCAACTGTTGAGCCAAGACCATATCAAAGTTATCATCTATTGTGGGAATGTTAATCTTGATCTCGGTCTCATCGTACAAGCCTCGGTACATATCGGGCTGACTTGTCTCCAAGGTAATGTCAATTACATCGTCTTCAAACATCTTGAAGATTTGCTTGAGCGCACCTGTGTTACGCTTCTGCAAACCTTGCATCATGCTCTTGTAAGCTGCCGGATAATTCTCAACTTCGGCCAAGCTAAACGATTGAACATAGTCTAGGCTGGGAGTGTACTCAGTTCCTCCCACGATGGATGCCTTCAGCTTGTTCAACTCACCCGCATACTTCTTGGCAAAGCCCTTCGGCATATCGGGAATGTTAAAGAGTTTGGAAATCTCTGTTGGGACAGCGTAAGCATTTGCAACTGACTCATACTTAACACCGTCAATTGTGGTTGTTGCCTTGTGACTCTCTGATGGATCACCCAACTGCGTGTCAAAAACCTTCGATGAGTTTACGAAACTTGCAAGGCTTTGACCTTGCCTTGCCATCAAGTCGGTGTCTGCAAGCGGGTTCCGATCAATCTCAATGCGTTGCGCCATGAAATCCAAGATGTCATCCGTGCTATTGGTCTTCCCTGCCATGCGACGGCCACGTTGAATATCAGAAAACCAACGACGCATTTTAGCAAACTTACCCTTCGGCAAGTTCAACATCCTATCAGCTAGTTTCCTTCCTGTCTCCTTTGCAAACTTTTCCAACGCATCATCCCTACTTTCAGTTGATGACTTCGCTCTTTCATCAGTCACCGCATCTACTTCGTACAACTCTTTAAGCCATCCTTTCATGGCTTTAGCGTCAGCAGTTGGCTCACCGTAGGTCTTGGCATCACGGCTGATTGAGCCAAGCATATCACTCACCCACACATGAGCGACTTCATGGAACGGAGTTTCTGGCAGCATGGCTGGAGTTAGCACAACATCACGACTGCCTCTTGGCGTGAAGCCGTAAATTGTGCGACCAGCTTGATCAACAAGGTCATCTACCGCTAATCTAATTCCAACGTTACGTTGGGCCATCAGATTTTTGACGGTCAACCAAGGATCAGAGCCAAGCTTCTTGGTGATCTCTTCTTCAAGTTTTATGCGGAGTTCTTCTGGAGTCTTCTCGATCTCATCAGCGTACTTACGGGCAGCACCCTGTTGAGCCATGCGCTCAGTCTGATTCAATTGCTTATCAGAGGCATTTGCAACTGCTCGATTAACACTCGCCTTAACTTTATCTTGTAGACCTTGCTTTTCCGCAAACGTGGTAAGTGCCTCTTCTGCACCGTCTGGCTTGGATGCTACGTCTTCTTTCTTTGCAAGATCGCTGGCTCTTTTCTGGGAACTATCCTTAGCAGAATCTTTGGTGGGCTTCTTGGCGGCATCATCACCAGCCTTCTTGCTCATGTACACTTTCTGGTAATCATCAATTCGTGCAGCCCGTTGCACATCCGATAATCTCGGATCATTTAAATAGACAGCTTCTTCTGCGGTTATATGCTCAAGAGTTGGGGGAATGTTTTCAGCAGAAAACTGTGCTTCAGCACTTACCTTCGGTTGCGTTACCTTAACAAAACTGAGATCGCGTGTTTGCTTGGCATACTCTGCTTCGCTGTGCGGCACAACAGGTGTACCCATCAACTTCTTACCATGCAAAATTGGCTTGGTAAACAGCGCACCACCAATGCCGGTGGTTATCATTGCGCCGGGTTTAAAGTCTCCCTCGGAGTATTGTCGCGCACCTTCAAGTGCCATACCAACGCCCGCACCAACACCAGCTTCTTGTAGTGTGTGGCTAACAAGCTCCTTGTTAGCTTTACCGCGCCATCCAGCACCAGTCCTCACGATCTCACCCAAGCCTTTAAGGTTTCTCGTTGATGGCCCAATGCCACCACCCAATGATCCACCAACAACTTCACCAGCCGTAAATGCAATTGGATGTTCTTTGCGAAGTTCTTGTGAGAGAAGTTTGTCGGCTTGATTCGTGTCCTCGTCCCTGACCGCCTCAAGAACTTCGTCCTGCACTTTATGACCAGCTATTGCGCTACCAATTGCAGTACCAAATATACCAACACCTTTAGCAACTTTACCCCACACGCCGGGAAGTGGTAGCTTTCCTATGGTTTGTGCGCCAGCCTTGAGACCAGCTAAACCAAAGAGACCGGGAACTGCCTCGTCTTTTGCCGCCTCAAAGGCCGCACCTACAGCAGTTGTCTGCTGCGCTTGTCTATTAGCCTCGTACTCTTCTGGTGTGAAGACAGGATGATCGTCAGGTAATCCAAGTCTTTTGCGTAGTCTATCCTTCTTTTCTTCAAGGGTCATTTCGGGTATTCACCTTCAACGTGAGTTTGTCTTGGAACAATAAGTTGCTGACCGTCTTGCTCAACCACGGTATCACCCGATGCTTGTGATTGAGTTATACCTTCTTTTAGCGTTTCGTTAATAAAGCCTTGTGCGCCATACGAACTAAAGCCGCCACCGCCCGAAGTGCCTTTGTAAAGTTTGTGCAAGTTCTCTACCGCAGTCACAGCATTCTGGTATGCAGAAGTATCTGGCGCGTTCTCCCTTGTGATTTGTATTTGCCTACCCAACTCCTGCATATACGCGGTAGTTACCTCTGCGCTCGCGCCTTTAGCCTGAAGTTCTGCGGGCAATGACTTCGCTTGTTCTTCGATCATGCTAATACGATCATCAACCGTCTGCTCGTCATAACGGGCCTTTGATTCAGCAGAGACACCGCTCGCATCTTGCCTAGCCATAGCGCGTTGTCTTGACCAATCATCAAGTGACAAGCCACGGTCTTGATCGTCAGGGTGAATCCCCCAACCAACTGAACTTGAGTCTGGCTTTAATCCTTGTTGATAAGATTCAAAGCTACCCTCGCCAGTACCTTTAAGACCGCCGGGGCCATATTGCGTGGCAATACTCTGTGCAGTTCTGTCTAACTCAGCTTCCTCCTGCTCCAAGGCGCGTCTAGTTGCGTCTTGAGCCTGTAGGTTGTTCATGCCTCGCGCCATCAATTGTCGCTGCAAAGCATCTGCTGCATCCAACTCACCCTCAAGCGCACCACGCGCCATTACTGGGCTGGACGATGGCTCTTGGTAAAAGCGGTCAAAGTATTCAAGCTCCTCTGGCGTTGCGCCTTCACGGAACTTATCGGCTAACTCCTTTGAGCGTCGCCTTCTATTTACTACGTCAAATAAACTGGCCATAATCAATCTCCCTTACCACCACCTAAAATTAAATCTTGGAATATCCCTGACTTGGTTGCGCTTGGGTCTTGAAATTTCTGAGTCATACCAGTAGTGCCACTATAAACATTGGCCGCTGCATTACCAAAGTTGGCTTGATTTCCCGGTTGAGATACATTCTGAACACCAGTCTGTCCCTGCAATACGCCGGGATTGTAACCACTACCAAAACTTGATGCGACTGATCCAGTCTGTGCCAAGGCTTGACCAAGCCGCTGTTGTTTCTGCGCCAAGGCATCACCAAAGGTCATCGCTGCCTTGTACTTGTCCATCTCAGACGTTCGACCAACGCCAATACCCATCCGACCTAAGCCGCGTTCAACATTGGACATCTCTGAACCAGACAACTTCGTGGGGTCTTGTGATGCCAGCAATGCTTGAAGGCTTGCAGCTTGTTGTGCTTGCGTATCAGCAAGATGAGGCGCAGCCGCTTCCTCAAAAGCGCGAAATCCTTCACCAACAGTCTTCACAGTATCAGCATCTTTAGAATAAATATCAGCTTGATTACGAGCGTAAGCAGTACGATCCTTCCTATCTTGCTCACGGCGCTGTCTATTCTCTAGTTGGTATTGACCCTCTACACCCTCTTTTAATACAACTGGAACTTGCTTACCTTGCTCATCAATTTGCTTAACAATGTTACCTTGCTCATCAGTTTGATACTGTGTTTCTGTCCCAAAGTTTACTCTATTATACAAATCACGCTTACCAGTACCTCGACCTTGAGCGTCTTTTATTTGTGTTTGAGATTTTACTGTGCCGTCAGGATTGCGTTTAGTTAAGAAACCAAATTCAATTAAATCATTAGCATCTGCCAATGCAGTTGCTTCTATTTTACCGGCGGCAATTTTTGCCTCAACAAACTCTGGAAGTGCTTTTTTAAATGCTTCTGTATTCTGTCTGATAGCATCCTTTGCGGTGTCATCTTTGCCAAAGGTTTCAGATATGATAAATGCTTGCAGTATATTGCCCATCATATCACCAGACAAAATACCACCCTCCTTAAACATTCCACCAATATTATCTATGAACGGCTTTAATATGGCTTGCCCAGCTTCGCTGAGTTTTTCGAGCCACTTTGCGGGATTTAAAATATCTTCAATACTAGGCATGACGTTATGAGCTGGACATGATGCCAGCGTTTTTAAGACTTGTTAAGATGGCAATGATTGCCGTTTGATTATTCGTTGCACTATTACCAGAGGGATCGGCTACAAGTACTGCCATCTTCGCAACACCATCGGTGCTGGTTGTCGCGTCTGGTACTGTCAGACCGTCAAGCATGGCGTTTGCTGCCGCAAGGTCAGCAAACAACGTAGTTGCGTCTGTGAAATCCGTGTGAGCTACATTAACTGACATAAGCTTGTGATAACATTGGGTTCATAGGAGTGATGTCCTGCGTCTGAAGTTGGATGTTCGACAGGTTAATTCCATTTGTCCATTTCAATGCGTAAGACACTTTCCAACCCTGTTGACCGCCTTGAAAATTGTAAAGTAAATTTTGTATTTGTTTCGGCCCACTCCATACCGTCGATAGAGTGACGGGGAATGTGATGGGCGTGACCTGTGCCGACAACGTCTTGGCTTGTGAGCCAGCCGACGTGTCAGGCGTTGTTTCGTCGTTCACACGTTGGGTTGCTGTGACCGACGAGGCTGATTGTATCTTGTTAAATAGAAGGCGAAGCTCCTGTGGCTTCTGCTCGACTCTGGTATCGTTGGTGCAAAATGCTTTAGTCTCGACGTATGCCGTTGCGAAGTTAGAACCCTCATATAACTTAACGCATTTGTAGGCTGGGTCGCCTGAGCTGGTTGTTGTTCCATGTGTGATTGCAAATAGCTCACGCTTGTTGTTTGTCTCCACCTTGGCAAAGTTTATGACTGGCCCAATGTTAGAGTTGCTGTCATCCGTGAGTTGATCGAAACTTACAAACTGTTTTGTGAGCGTGTCAAAGACGAGAATGCCGTGACCAAAGATTGTGTTACAAGCGAACAAGGCGTAGTCATCAAAGACAATTGCGGCACACTTCTTCGTTTCCTGCACAACATCCTTGAATAGCCGTGCGACCTTGAGCGAGAAGATTGAGTTGCGTCCCTCATTCTTTGATTGCATCACAGCATTGAACGACCTCAAGCCCTCTGGATCAATGAAGGCAAAGTCACCCAACAAATCAACGAACGAGTGTTGATTGATTGAGTTGGCCGTGAACAGATATTGCTTCCTAAACATCGGCTCGGCAAACACAGTCATTGTGTAGTCCAGCGAAACACCATAACTTCCACCAACTGTTGAGACGAAAAGTGCCTCATTATTTAACACGGACAACGCTGTAATCACGTTGTAACCAACTGTGTAAGCTGTTGCCGGTGCGCCACCAATTGTCTCGTCTGTGTTTATCTTGTCACCCTCAGTTGTAACCGGGATGGTAAAATCCATTGGGCGACCACTCACGCTATGATAAATCTCTGTACCATCAGTACTAACAACAAATAGCTTGTTATTAAAGAAGGCCATTTGCTTCCCTATTGGAACGTACTCACGCGCTGCTGATGACCTTGTGGTTACTGTTAAGGTTGCTGTATTTGAGGTTGAGCCGGGATCAGTAAAAATTAGTGTATCATTCTTTTTATAATCAAGACCCCCAGCAACCAAGGTGAATGTTGGATTTCCACTACCATCTGTCGTTGCCGAGAAGGTTGCGCTCACACCATAACCACTTGTGCTTGTTGCAGCAAAAGCCGAGTGAGTTTGGCTTGCTTGCCATGCTGTACTTGGTGTTGGTGTAAGATCAATAACACCTGTGATAGTGCCACCATACACCCACTCTGCATAATTCTTGGATGTCCTGTCGGTTGCTGTTCCTCCAGAAATTTCTATGATTCTTGGTTGGTTTATGCCGTCCTGCACAATAATAGCTGCAACTGTTCTCTGCACAGCATTGTCTGTATCCAACTCAAGTGATGCACCTGCTACTTGTGTTTCCTTGCGTAGAAAGTTTTGCGTGGAAGCTGGAACTGCCTGAACAAATATCTCAGCTGTTTTATCCATTGTGCCGCCACTATAGAGAACGGCCCATGTACTGTCGGGGTTTAATGGCTTACGATATTTGCAGCCGCCCTTGAAGAAGAGGAAGACGAACTCGCCAATAGAATAGATTGCTTGGATTGGCGGGTTTGAAGTGAATGCGCCAATACTGCTGGAGATGTCGTTGACATTCTTGATCCCTTCAAGTGTGCCGAAACGGTTGCGAATGTTCTTGGCAAACTTGTACTCATCTTCTCCCAGCCGAGTGTCATCCACCGACATATTCATGCCGCCAACAAACGATTGTTGTGAGTAATCAGCCACGGTGATAATGCCAGCGTCTCGCCAGCGTAATTGCATCATGCCCGTGTCGCCCGAATTGCATTAGGCGTTTTTGTCCACGTTCAAGGTCAGCTATCTTGCGACCCAAATCGCGTGTCACTTTGCCGTCATAAACCATCGCCTCTTGCAGCTTGCCTTGCTCCTCCATGAACAACTGCATCATCTTGTGCATCACGATATTCTCAAAACCGTAGAGTGGGAATGGATCGTTGTCGCTCTTGATGTGTTTCAGCTTCTTCTTGTACAAGACTTGTAGAGTGTGTGAATCGTCCTGTGCCGCTGTGTCATCCCAAGGAAACTCGGAGATGTCCACTATCATATACTGAGCCTCGGTCTCGTCGTGTGGTATCTCAGAATAAATAATTGATGTGTCGGCTGTATCCACCAACCTGACCAACCCGCCATCGTTAGCTGTATAACCACCAAACCGTTCGTTGTTTGTATCAAACCGTCTCATGCCCACAACAGATGTGATGGTGCGATTGTTGTCCAGCGTGAGTGCTATTGAGTGTGGCGACGATGCAGTTGTGTAGGCCGCTGCTGCGCTTGGGTAGTTTGGCCACACCTCAAGTGTTTGCCTGTCTGAAGCTGATGTCTCAAATGTTACCGCAAGTTTTTCTGTGGCTGCAATGTTGGCAAACCAATGGACTGTTAGACCAGTTGCAGAACTACCACGAGAGCCAGTAATTGCTGTGGATAAGGATTTCTTGAGTGGCTCGTAGCCGACAACACGCCAGCAACGATTGTCACTTCGCCAGTTGTTCTGGTTATATTCTGACAGGAGATTGTTAATACTCCATGTTAGCTTCGACTCCTTTTCGCGCATCGCACGAATGGCGTGGACATCACGACTCAACGCAATTCGTTGCTTACCGGCAACGTAAAATTCTTCTTCAACCAATGAGCCGGGAATATCAACGTGTTCATATACTGACTGCATTGCCTCGTTGAGGAAGTCGAGAATGACGTAGCGTTGATTGGCGTCACCTGCATTAAGGCCGACCTTGCGCCCAAACCTGTCAATTATGTATTCAGCACTCATCGTTTAACGATTGCGACGATTGTTGGCTTTGTTCTTTTTGTTATAGCCGCCACCGTTGTTGTAGTTCTTTTTGTGATGGCGACCACCGCTTGACTTGATCTCTTCGTTATCGTTGTCCAACTCATGCTTTAGTTCCCGTACAACATCTAGCAATTCATTCACGCTGTCTTGCAATCCATCCCTGTCACCTGCGCTCAATTTCATACTCCAGTTTTGCTACCTTTTTTAGTGCGGCCCTTGTGAACTCTGGTGCCGCTTCCTTTGCCTTTTGAAACTGTGGATGTTGGCTTAACTCCTTTACCCCCTCCAACTGTGGCGTGCTGCACGCGCTCACCATCGATAAGAGCATCAATGTGGCCCAACTTGTCTTCCAGCCGATTCTTTGCATTGGCTTCCTTCAAGGCGTCTGCAAGTTTATAGACCAACCGTTCCAATGACGGTATGGCCTTAAACAACGCTGCAAGTAGTTTAACTACCCCCATTCGTGTCGCTCTTCACACCTTTCCGCAGAAAGACTGCCAGTAACGATGTGATCACCACGTTTATCATCACGCCCATCTCCATTTCACCGGAGAAATAAGCACCCACAGCCGCGAGTATCCCGCCAACTGCCGTCATATATGTTTTCTTTCCTGATAGCATTATCTTTTCCTCAATAACTCCTGCACTTTAAGTGCAATATACAATAGCGTTACTAGACTGATTGCAACTTTTAATAAAATATCAATTTCAAGTAACCAGTTTCCTAATCCTGAGACCGAAGCCGCAAGGACTTTTATATCATCTAGGTTCATGTAAAAATCGCTCAACTAACATTTGCTTGGCAACTTCTATTACACCAATCATTTGCTCCAAAGTCAAGTCCAATTCCTGTTCGGAATACTCAACTGCGTGACAAACTCTACGAGTGAACTCATCCAGTTGTTGTCTCTCGGTCATTTCTTCTTTTTCTTGGCTTTTTTAGCTGCCTTTTTCTTGGCCTTCTTTGTGGCAGGTGCTTTCCAAGACTTGAGCGGGTGCGTGGCAGGCGTTTTGTAAGGTTTGTTTATCGGCTTGATTGCTTTCTTTGATTGTGCCAATTCATCAGCAAGTTTGCCGGGATCGTTTTTAGCTTTAGTTGCCTTCGCTCTAGCTTTGCGCCGTGCTTTAATGTGTTCATCCTGCTGCATGGATTTACGTCGTGCCTTAACGTGTTCATCCAGTTGTTTGCCTTTGGCCTTTGGCTTGGCTGATCCCGCAAAAGGATTCTTTTTGCCGGACTTGGCTTTCGGTTTGGGCTTCGATCCTTTAGCAGCATTTTTACCAAATGGATTCGGCTCTTTGATCTTGCGGACTTTACCACCTTGACGGCTCAATCCTTGAGCTTTCAACAACTTGCGATCAGCTTTCTTCAAGCCAACTCTAGCTTTTCTCGCGCCACGTTTTGTGGCTGTGGTAGCTTTCTTTGCAGCTTCGCCTGTTGCTTTTACGCCAGCCTTAACACCAGTAAGTGCTTTTTTAGCTCCAGACGCTGTTTTAGCTCTAGCAAGAGCTAGTCCTGCTTTACCTAGTTTTACTGCACCACCAGCTAACTTCAATGCGCCACTACCGGGAATTGCTGTTGTAGCACCTCCAATAAATACATCTCTTGCCCAATCTATGTCTTTAACTTGATCTCCCGCAAGCTTGGACATACCACGAGCTTCAGACATTTGATTCCGCAATCGTTGCAACTTTAGTTTACGCTCTTTATCTGTTAATTTCTTTGGTGCAGTCTTTTTTGCAGCAGGTTTTGGTGCAGCTTTTTTAACAACAGACTTTGGTGCTGCTTTCTTGGCTGCTTTCTTGGTCGCTGGCTTTAGGTGTGGACTGGGCTTTGGTTTGTACGTTATTGTTGTACCACCACGTTTAGTTACCGCAGCCTTGGAACTAGCGCGTTGAGCAGGAGTTTTAGAACCCGCTGCAACATTACGCCTAACTTGATCACGCAATTTCTTTGCTGTCGCACGTTTGCGTTGACCACTCTTGCGAGACATCTCCATTAAAGCTTGTCCGCCTTTTTTTCTTTTGTATGCCATAATTATCCTCTAGGTATCCCTTTTTGTACGGGTTGTCTGCTTGGTACGGGTTGCCCTGTTGGGCCAAAGCCTGTCCACGGTCGCGCATTAGGTGGACTTTCGAGTCTACCTGACTGATTTAAGTGTGGGGTAACGCCGGGACTTGGCCCCGTTCTACCTTGCATTACCGCCGCAATGTTACCAGCAATCCTGTTTGACGGGCTTATCGCACTATAGTTTGCGCTGACTGGAGCATTCATTGGCCCCATTCTACCTACTGAACCACCCCTCTCCTGACCCCAATTGGGATTGGATGGACTATTACCATAACCTACACCGGGATCAGTTGTCTCAATCGTCCGACCTCTAGGAGCTTGTGCAATAGGTTGATACCAAGGACTTGATGGGCCTCCTAGTAATTGTGGTCGGCTAAAGACTATGCGATTATCCCCATACCTCAAACCAGAATCACCATAAGCAACTACATTGCTTAAATCCTGTCTTGATGGCATAGCTTCGTTACTATAACCAAGTGTTCCCAAAATACCTTGACCCGACATTGTGCCTTGTATTGGTGGATCATTGTATGGTTGTAAATCTTGTACTGATCTCTGTACCGCAGGATTAGACGGACTATTTCTATAATTATACTGACCTCTCATTGCTGCGCCGCTTGTCCATCTATTCGGATCAGATTGCATGGTGTATCTGTCTTCATATGTCGGGGCTTTAGTCCTTGGTGATAAGGGATTGCCAGCCTGACCGCGCCAACCATAGAAATTCATTGCATTGTAATTTTCTTTTGCTGGTTGTAAGTCTGGCACTTGGCGTTGAGCCATTGGGTGCGATGGACTCGTTAAGGGCGGCGACATACGAGCAGGATCAAGACCAGCAGTTGGTTGTGGTATGTATGGGCCTGTCTTTTGTATCTGCCGTTGCGCTTGTTCCGCAGCTGCTACGCCCTGTGGCGTGTATGGATATTGTACTCCTCCAACATTAGGCATTTGTTTTCCCTTCGTATTCTATGTCAATAAACGGTGTATCAATCTCAAGATTGCCGGGCAACGACTTGCAACCTACCAACATGAGAAACAACAAAATGCTCCCAAGGATTGCCAGTATATAAATAACATCTTTTGCTTCTCTACTCATTACGTCGTTTTTCATTTACTGGTTTTTTTGTTACCCCCATGCACTTGTATAGCCCGCTAACCTCAACCCGCAACATTGCGAGTTCTTTGGCGAGCTTGTTCGTTTCCTTGTCATGTCCATTCAATCTGTCAATCAATTTGACAATTATCGTATACAAGTCTTTGATCTCGCTTGACAAATCTCGTAGGACATAGAAGACAATCTTATAGCCGAAGATTCCTGCTGCCGCTGCTGCAACAACAGGGAATCCCAGCGTTTGTATAAGATTTGCCGTGTCTGTTCCCACATCTTACCCGCCAGTTTCCTCCTTAACCTCAGGTTCAGCGACAAAACTAGCCGTCAACAAACTCATGAAGTGATTTCTACCACCATGAGCTTGATCCAAGTTGAAGCTGATCTGTCGAATCTTGTTCTCAAGATCGGCTACATGATTCAGTAACGTCACCTGCTCTTGTGACAAGTCCGCTACGTTGTGTTCCTCACCGCTGATAACAACGGTCTGCTTGTTTTCTGTTTCTGTGTTTTTAGCCATAGCCAAATTCTATCTTCTTGTTCTTCGCATACTGCGAGAACCTACTGGAGCAGTCTTTCTTTTAGGTGCAGCTTTAGGTGAAAGCCCTCTAGATCTGTTGACAACCTTTTTTATTATCTTACCAGCACCACGAGCAGCTTTTTCTTGTAGTGGGCGTGTTAATCTGTTTACAACTCGCGTTGGTATCCCGCTAGGATTCGCAACAGCCCTAACCACCGGCGCGGCTTTCTTTACGCCTTTCGATATAGTCTTTATACCTTTTTCGAGCCGCCTACGACCCGCTGCTGTTGGTTTCTTCCGTGGCCCTGTTAACCTCTGGCCACCTTTAATTCTATTACCATAATTTGCCATAGTTTTTATCCTTCAAGCGTCTTCACCCGCGCCGACAACTCCTGCACCGCCTTGATTAGCGGCATCACCAGATTGCCATATTTCAGCGACAACTTCCCATTCGGCGACTCGTTCACTATGTCGAACTCAACACCCGCCTCGGTCATCGCGGTCTGCACATCTTGCGCTATCAGACCCAACCGCACCGTGTCATCATCGTCTGGTCGTGCGTCAGCGGGAACCGTGACTGTCTCGTAGACGGCATCTTTGGCTTCTACCGCAGCACTCACCAATCGGCGTTCCGTCACCTCTTCACGGGCCGGTTCAGCCGGTGTGACAATGTGCGTCTCTGTCCACTCGGCTTTCGCTTCCACAACCACTCGCGTCTCTTTGCGTTCTGCTTCTGCTTCTCGCACACACACGCGCTCGGTCACTTCTTCGACTGCTGGAATTGTGGTTGTCTCGGTGACTTCTTCTTGTGCCTCTTGCGAGATGTACGACTCCATCACCGGCACTTTGTGAACGTCGTTCGCACGAACTTCGGCAACCGCTTCGACTGCCGGTTCAATCTCGTTACCGTCTTCGTCAACAACTGCATCTTTCGCCTCAACTGCTGGCGTCACGCAATGCGTGCAGATTGAACCGTCTTCGTTGTACAAGTCACACTCTTCGTACAACGGTGTGCGCTCGGTGCGCGTGACTTCTTCGCTGGTCGCACGCTTCACCCACTTGCCATCAACTTCAACGATCTCTTCGCCTGTGACAGTCTCGGTGACTTCTTTCTCGCTGTGCTTGTGACGCGTAGACGTAATCTCCTCCCGCGCTTCTTGTGTGATGCGGGTTTCGGTGCGCTCGGCTTCAGCGTGAACGACCACCCGATCTTCGTACACCGCTTCAACTGCTGGGATCGTTACTTCCTCCGTGACTTCCTCGATGGCTGGATGAACTTCCTCGCGTGTGACTTCAGCTACCGCATCACGCGCCTCTTGCACAATTGCATCTTCGTAAACGGCTTCTGCCGCTTCGACTGCTGGGGAGACGAGTTCTTGCCTGTCTACAGACTTGAATCGCGATTCGGCAATTGCATCTGGATAGTCAGCGGGATTAACCGGCTTGTAAGTAACCGGCTGTAGCTTCTCAAGAAACGCCAGACCAGTATCGTCGTTCGTGATGTCGCGCTTGATGCGCCTGTCCGAGTACGCCGCAAAATCTACTTGGCCTTTGATGTGACCGATGCTGGTGTTACCCAATGCGACTGTATTGTTACCAATACCGTGCGTAGCATAACCAATGGCAATTTCATTTTCTGGTGATGTACTCCCACACTCTGTACCAGAACCCAAATAAGTGCATTGCACTAGGTCTACTACATCCGTGCTGCCGTCTGTGGCAAATTTCCGACCAGCGTGATAGCCAAGTGCCGTGTTGTGTTCGCCGTCATCAACATCAAGTGCGTACAATGCACCATAACCAACCGCTGTGTTGTAGCTTTCAGTACCGTCAGAATCATCTCCCGCTTCGTATAACGCATAACCGCCAAGCGCGGTGTTGTATGTACCCGCAAGAACTTGCGCTGCTGCCTTCACACCAAACGCCGTGTTTCGTATGCCGGTTGCCAGCGTCAGCGCATTGAAACCAACAGCCGTATAATCACCGCTAGACGTAATCGCACTCCCCGCTGAGTGGCCGATCAGCACGTTCTGTGAGCCGCCTTGGATTGCCGTACCGGCATTTCGGCCAATGGCCAAATTGATTGCAGCCGCATCGTTTTGCGCGACAAGTGCGCTTGCACCGATAGCAATGTTCGATGATGCTGCGCCAGTTGCACCGCCTAACGCAGAATGGCCAATCGCAATATTGTAATCCGCATCACCAGCCATCCCATCAGCAGCTTGATACCCAATGGCGATATTGTGATTGCCGGTGTTCATTACCTTACCAGCATCCTTCCCGGCGAGTACGTTACCCGCGCCGGTTGTAAGTGTGTAACCGGCGTTGAAACCCACCAATACGTTATCAGCACCACTAAATGCTGCTGCACTTGGATTGTTCTCAATTGAACTACCAGCGTATGCACCAATTACAGTATTGTTAGATGCTGTACCTTTGGCGTAAGCGTGGTTTCCCATCGCAGTATTGCTGTTTCCTGACACATTGTCATTACCAGCCAAGTAACCAACTAACGTATTAGTGCTACCACCCACAATCGCAGCACCCGCCAGACCACCGATGGCGGTGTTCTTTACGTTATCGGCGTTTTGTGACGCTAGTGCGCTGTGTCCAATAGCTACGTTGTACTCGCAAGTGGCGGTTTGCGCTGTCAGTACGTTGTGTCCAATAGCTACGTTGTAATTTCGGTCTGACTCCGTATCAGCGGCATCTAGCGCGGCTGTTCCAATGACAACGTTCTCTGTACCGGCTGTTAACTCTGTACCGGCATTAGTTCCAATTAGGATATTGCTGGCTCCCGCTACAAGATCGTTGCCAGAAGCTAAACCAACGCAGATGTTGTTGACTCCGGCAATTACTCCCGTACCACCAGCACCTTTACCAATAAGAACCGCGTTGGACATCCCCACGGCGTTCAACCCAGCGCCCATGCCAATGACCACGTTGTCATCGCCATCAATCGCACCAACACCACCGGCTAGATAACCCACATACACGCTGTTTGTACCACCGTTGAGTGCATGTGCGGCATCGTAACCAATCGCTACGTTGTTTGAATCGTTAGTGTTCTGCGTAGCAAGCGCACGATAGCCAATAGCTACATTACCATCGTCTAAATCTTCGGAGTAAAGTGCTTGGTATCCTATGGCAACAGCACCTAGTGCAGTCGTGATTCCCGTACCAGCTTGGTGTCCAATGGCAACATTCTTATCCCCCGAACTTACTGCATCAAGTGTGTACGAGCCGATGGCTATGTTATAATGTCCGTCTGCGTCGGTTGCATTTAACGCCTCATGTCCAATGGCTACATTATGTATGTTGTTTGTTAATGCCGATCCAGCGGTATGACCAATGGCCACATTAGCATACCCCGTAGTGATTGCGTCCAGCGTGTTGCTGCCTATGCCAATGTTGTAGTCGCCTTGGTTCTTGTAGAACGTCAGCGAAGTACCTCCCGCAACAGTTGACGCTATGGCTTGGTTTAACGTAAACACTTGTGGGTTTGCAGACGAAGAAGCAACCCCAGCAACACTAGTACCCGCCGCGATACCGCTACCAGTAACTACCATACCTACAACTATGTCCGCATTAGCACCGTCCATAGTAATGGTGTTTCCACTCGTTATGGCACCAGCTTGCGTGGCGTCGGTAAATGTTGCGCCTCTTAACGCCTCATGTCCAATCGCAATACAATGCTGCGCGTCACCGAGATATTGACCAGCAGCGGTGCCAACAAAAGTGTTGGATGCGTTGATGGAGTTCTGTCCAGCAGCGTAACCCAATGCGGTGCAGTAAGAGGCAGTTGCCAAATTTGATAATGCTTGATAACCAACCGCAGTCGCTTGCGCCGCACCCGTTGATAAAGATAATGCACCCGATCCAACAGCAGTTGCGTTACTGCCGGTGAATACTGCGAGTGAATCTCTACCAACCGCAACATTTGAGTTTCCCGTAGTAATTGCTGATCCAGCACTACGACCAACAGCAACATTTGAGTATCCCGTAGTCGTTGCGTCTAGCGCGTAGTTCCCCACGGCAATATTATTGTCGCCTGTTGGGAATGTGCCAGAAGACGCACCGCGCATTGCGTGTCGGCCAATAGCTGTACAATGTTCAACGCTGGTAGCGTACCGGCCAGCATCAGCACCCATAAATGTGTTCGACTCACCTGCGAGAGTGTTACCAGCGTTGAAGCCAACCAGCGTGTTGGAAGTTTCGTCTGTCAGCGTTGCGCCAGCACCTTTACCAATCGCTGTGAGTTCAGCCGCACCCGTCGCTGCTTCTGCTGCACCTGAACCAACTGCTGTTGCGCTGCTACCTGTGAAATCGTTAAGTGCCTCAAAACCAACCGCCGTGTTGTCATTCACGCAACCTGCACCCAACGCACCATTACCAACAGCCGTGTTTTTGATGCCTGTCTCCGTGACATCCAGACAGTACGCACCGACAGCAGTATTGCTTGACCCCGTAGTAATACCTTTACCGGCGTCCGCTCCAACCGCCGTGTTGTACAAAGCAGCAGCAGTATGTGTTCCCGTTAATGCATTACTGCCAATCGCTGTATTATGCGTTGCACTAGCGTGTGAACTGTCTAAAGCATCTGTTCCTACTGCGGTGTTAGTTGTACCACCCGCACCGTGGCCAATGTCCAGCGAGCCGATTGTGATCGGGCCAGCCATAGTGACTGTGCCAGTTGGGTTGATAATTATTGCGTCGTTGTTAATCCCAGTCCCAAATGCACTACTAGTGCCAAAGTACATAGATGTACCCGAACCCTCCTCTTTGAGATAAATTCCACCTTTCGGTTTTGTTACATTGTTATCTGACGTTCGCCAAAACAGTCCACCTTGATAGGACGGGTTTATGTAAGTGGTTTCAATTATCAAACCGGCTTTCGTCAACCCTTGCGTAAATTCGGTTTGAGTTGCGTGTGCGGTGTTTTCAGCTATCAGCGACAAAGCATTGGCCGAACTTTCATCAACCGTAATGTTCCTGTCGCCAGTAGACGCAAGCCATTGCATCACCTCACCCGCACCATCCGACTTGATGATGGGTTCGTTTTCGTAGGACGTACCCGATGTGGTGATTACACCCTGCTGTACAATTCTTGCCATTTTAGTATCCGTTTATGTTGTTACTAGGCTGCGCTGGATAAGCGGCAACTGAAGTATCTGGCGAAGCCAGCGTAAATACAGCTATACCGTTGTTTGCATCTGAAATTATGTTGAGACTGCTACCTATATTGTCACTCAAATCCACCTGCGTTCCCGGCAACAACTTTGTGTGGTAAACAGATGTGGTTGCAGCCGTTGAGCCGTAACGCAAGAATAAATTTGTAGAACCTGTATTCTGCAACAAAGCCTGAGCATAATGCACATTCGGACTCCAACCAAGGCTGGAATCAGCTACATTAGCCGTGTCTATGTCAACTTGAGAGGGGGTGTTATAAGTAACATTTCTCTCAATAGCGGAGGGTGTTTTTATAATAGCCATAATGTTAAAGGAAAGGGGGGCCGAAGCCCCCCATGATTGTTACGAAACGCGTCTGCGACGATATACAATGGGAAGGCAATGCCGTGCATCACCCGGAATACCACCGTGTATTGTCTGCGAGATGAACTTCAGGAAGTCACCGTAGACGTTCATGTCCCAACCTTCTGCACCACCATCTGCTACATCGGTAGTTGAGGCTGTCGGAACCAAGAACTGATCGGTCAAATCAATCTGACCATTCCAGTTCATGCCATACAGTTTCTTCTTGGAGACGTTCTTACCAGCAAACTCCTTGGGCGGTGGCCCAACAGAGATTGCCTTAAAGGCATCTGCACCACACAAGAATGCAACCTCATTAGAGGCAACTGCATCTGATGCAGTTGTACTAATCTTGGTATAAGCCGAGTTAGGCACAACCTTGTTGTTAGTTACAGTTTGCGGATTGATCCACGCACCATTGTCCATAAAGCGCAATGGATGTGGGTCAAACTTAACTGTGATCTTACCCCACAAGTCACCAGCAAAACCATCATTGATGAGGTTCATGTTGGCGGGAGCAAGACGGCGACCACCCGTTCCAGCCAAATCAGCATCCCACATGAGCGATGCCCATGCTTCAGTTGAGCAGACAAGAACGTACTTACCCTTAATCATCTCAGAACTCTTTGGAACGCCGTGTTGACGATCAAACGTAGGTGCTTGAACATCCTCCTGCAAAACCAACATGGCTTGATAGAGGTCTTTCAACGTCAAATAACCAGCATCAGTATCGGCAGGGGAGGATTGTATGCAGATTGCATCACGGAACTCCTGCCCACCGCCCTCACCAATCGCGCCACTTGTGGAAGCAGTACGGTCATCATCACCATCAATGGTGCGAATCTGATCTTGTGTCAGCGAAACTTTCGCAGCACCACCGGGAAGACTCACCGAACTAGTCAAACGACCAGCACCACCATCAGCAAGAAATACGTCAGGTGTCTGATACCACATCAAGGTTCGGATGAACTGATTCTGTGATGTCTGGATTTGACGAACGATGTCCTTGTGAGCGTAGGATAACTGGTCACGCCAGAACGACTCAAAACTGTTGAGGAACCGAAACCGCGTACTCTCATACCTGTGGTAAGAAAGTTTCGCAGACTCATTCCGCTCACCAATTTTGTAGATGTCCTTGAGTGGCGCGTCAGCCAATACATTCGGCGCGAATGTAGAACGACTCACGGGACTGGGCGTTGGAGTCAACCCTTGAAGGGTGTCTCCCATATTAGGTTGCCACTTAATCGAGCCATACAGAGTGTCATAGACATTCCATTTGGGAAAAAGGGCAACCTCGTTTTTAACTAGGTAGAAATCCAACTTATTAAAGTTGTTGGATACTGCCGTTGTAGCCATCGCTTGTGCGAGGGTACTACTAGGATCAACTGCTGTTACAGCCATAATGTTTTAATATATTCAATTGTTAAACACGAGTTGTGATGCCCTTCACACGAGTAGCGTGGTATGCCCTTACCAATAGAAGCAACAGGATTAGAGCAGAAAGTCTGCCAAATTACGAGATAAATTCGCTCATTAAATCGTCCATTGTAAACATCTCATCATCGTCAGCTTTGGATGATTTGGATGTTGGCTCACCACGCAGCATATCCTTCTTATTTCTAGTCTGTTTCTTAACCTTTTCGGTTAATTCTAGCTGTTGCTTGGCCATGATCTGGTTGTTTATCCAGAGATTTGTAGCTAGTTCGGCCATTGGGTGATTGGCGAAAACTTTAGGTAAAACGTCAGTAAATGTCTTACGCATCTTGTTGATCGAGGTCTTGCCAAAGTTGGGTATGTCTATCGTTTTCTTACCCATCTCCTTGTCCTCCAACCACTTAAACTGCTTACGCTGCTCCGTTTCAAGCATCTGAACAGAGTCTTTATAGTTGGTTGCGTGGTTATGTTGTATCGACTGAGCGCGTTGACTGAAGGATTTACTCATGGCTTGTGCCTCCGTCAGCGCAGCTTGTACGTCAATCTCGGATTCTGCTGTGGGCTGATACTCGTCACGACCATGCACTATCTTGCCATTTTTGTCGTATCCCTCAACAGAACGCCAATTTTCACCGTTGCGAATGGCTACGAGTTGCTTACGCCAATGCGCCTTTTCTTGTGAGGCTTTGTCGTAATCTGTCACAAGTTGTTGATACTCAGGATTAAGTGAGTAGGCTTCGGGGTGTGATAGAAGGTCTTGTGTTTCTTCTGCTGTAGATTTACCCGCCTTTAATGTTTGGAGTTTTTTGGTGAAATGATCATAAGCGGCATTAGACATTTGTTTGGCATATTGCTTATCCTCATCATCGAATCCCTCATATGTGCGGCCTTTTGGCTCGTCCTCTTCCTCCTCTTCTTTCAGGGGATCACCAAGGACATCTTCAGTAGTCAGCTCTTCTTCATCCTCTTTCTTATCTTCTTCAGTTGCCTCTTCTTCTGGCTTTTCTTCTGACTCTTCAGACTCTTCTGCTGATGCTTCGGTCTCGTCTGGTTTCTCATCTGATTCATCTGACTCCTTATCTGTTTCTTCAGGTTCCTCGGCTGGCTTTATCGTGTCTAGTTCATCAACCTCAAGCTGATCACCAATGTCAATTGAGCCAAAATCAAATTCTTGCTCGATTGCTTCCGCTGTTTTTGTATCGGTCTTTGTCATTTAGTATTTGTATTACTTCGTCTACTGTTTTTATCTGAGTCGCCACCGTCCGAACATCACCATCTGGAACTGATCGTTTTGTGGCAAGATAACTAACATCTTTAACTAGGCGTTCCCGCTCCTGCCTGAGGAGTGATAGGAACACCTTGGTTGTTGGGTTGTCCACCCATTGCCCCCATGCTTGCTCCTCCAGAGCCGCCTTGGTCGCCTCCTGCAAGCTGTTGGACTTGCTGTTGTATTTGTTGTATTTGCTGTGCATACGGTTGTGCTTCTTCCGTCAACTGGCCTGTCTGCGGGTCTATAACAAGACTCTGAACAATTGCTGATAATTGCTGTAGCAATTGTGTCTTGGTGCTATCTTGCTTCATCTGCGTTAGATATTTCGGTGCTTCGTCAGGGAATAGCATCGTCAGCATATCCTCCATGTAAACCATGGCCAATGCGCTGTTCTGCTGAATAACGGGCCACACCTGTAACATTTTTTGCGCTTTCTCCTGTCGCTCAACAACATCCGTGTCACCTGCTGGTTTGATGTTGTATTCGTGATCAACAAAGTAATGCAGGGGGATTGTGGGTTCTAAAAGACCATCAATTACCCTAGACTTATAGATTTCCCAGCAATGCTCATATATCTTCTTGATTGATATGCTGAACAGCGAAACCTGTGTTGCCGACAAAAGTTGTGCTTCTGCCGATGCCGTCTGTATCTCGGTGGCTGTCTTACGGCTATCCTGCCGATTCATAGCCGCATAATTCATTTGGGATTGTTCTTGTGAATTTTGCGTCACAAGCGTCTGGATGGCTGAGAGCATCGTTGAGTTAGGTGGGGATAGCTGGAATTGCCTGACATTCGCGTCAATCAATGCTCCCGGCACAAACTGTACGCTAGTCTGCTCGTTGCTCTGGTTTGGATCATCTGCGTCCTTGGAGAAGTAGAAGTTTGATGCACGACGGTGTGCCGTGACAAATGAGGACATTAGGGAGCTAACGGCTTCCTGCGTGTGTTTATCTAGGTAAGCGCGACCCACACAATTCTTGATAGTCATATCTTCTGCTATCATGTAATGAAAAATGACGTAAGGATAATCTGTCTCGTAAACCTCGCCTGACATATCTCGACGGCCCAAGAACAGCGGGCGTGGCTTGCGTAACCATTCGTTGCATCTGGCTACGCAAGACCACCCCACCTGAACTATCCCGTTATTCCTGAACATGACCTTCTCCACTTTGAATAGAGATTCAGTCTGTTCATCTACCGGCTCTTTACCGATTAACGACTCGACCTCTTTTGCACTAAACTCGCGAGTTTTTGTCATGTCAATGAGTTGCTCACGAGTAAAATAATGTCGATGCACCAACATACCACAAGACTGTATGTCGCGTGTGTCATCTGGAAATGCAAAGTCCTCGTAGTTTACCGATTCAACAGCAAAGTGTCCCGGCTTTGTATCGTCAAACTGAATCTCAGCAGCACAATAACCGTGGAGCTGCATACAGTCTATCGTGCGAAAGAGCGGAATTTGCCAACCATCGTAGCGGCAACGTTCTGTGAAATCGCGCTCAAGTGGCCCCGTGTTAAACGCAGGATTTGTTGAACTAGAGAAGATTGCAGTACGCCGTGAGTTGACTATGTACGAAACATACTTGGCCTGTTCACGACGAATGTTACTGTCGATTATGTGGGTTGGTATGTAGATTTCATCTGGAGCTAGATAGCCGTCTCGCCGCTCCAAATCTAGGTCTATATTCAACCGCCTCTGTTGCCTTTGATCCTGCGCTGTAACGTGTTGATTATCGCAGATGTCAGCTAACTTATTTATGCTAGTTGCTGCGTCCTGATAATTCTTGTAGTTGTTGTATTTCATCGTGTAACCAATTATTTGCTCTTACGTTATATCCTTTACCGAAAGTGACCCGTGGCTTATTCAGCCTAAATTGTTTGTGTTCATGCTTTTTAACCTTTTTAACGGCTAACTTCTTCGGCTTTCTACCCCGATAATCTGCAAAGGCAAGAACAAAAGCATCAGCTCTATCTGGTGAAACATGACCTTTTGACCGTGCCTGTTTCTTGCTCTCAAGTTGAAGTTTGTTTTGTGGGGTGACCACATAGTAGCGTGAGGCTAGTTGCTTGCGTAGCTTGGATTCGCGTGGGACTATAATGTCACCATACTCTATAAGCTTGGCTACACTAAACCAAAGTTCAGCACCACGATTCAAATAGGCGAGGCTGTTGTATGGTTTGGCTTGGTTTAAAACGTATTTGATGTCCCAGTTGATTCGTAACTGGTCTAGGATGGGTTTACCCAGACCACCCGCGTCACCGTAGATTGTTGTTAGTTCGTATTTTTTGAATAGGAATTCTAGGTGGTCTACTAGGGCAACTGTGTCTCTGAAGTTGAAGGCTTCAACCGCTAGTGTTTTGTTGCCGTTCCGAACTACTAGGACTTGCTCGTCACCACCAGCCGACAGGTCGAGACCGGCTGTGTTAGTCTCTTCTTCAACGTGTTCAATCTCCATCTTGTCTAGCTCAACAAGCTTCTGGTGATTGATGACTACTTGCTCATCCATCCCCCCGAACTCAGCCATTATCATGGACTTGTAGAGTGCGGAGGTTTCGCCGTAGGACTCCTTGATTTCTGTAATGTATTCCTCGGAGAGATGTGGGCAATCGAAGGCTGTTACATGGTACTGTTTCCAGTTGCCTCCCGTGCATACGTTGTAAAAATGTCCCGAAGGCGGGCCGGGACTAGAGACATCCACACGCTTG